TGATGGGTAAAGCACGCATTCTGAATACTCCTATGGGTCAAATTGTAAAAGGTTTACTTGAAGGTGGAGTTCAGCTGGGTGTTTCAACTCGTGGTATGGGAAGTCTCGAGCAGAGAAATGGCGTTATGTATGTCAAAGACGATTTCATGTTGAATACCGTCGACATCGTCCAGGATCCATCCGCACCTCAAGCTTTCGTTAATGGAATTATGGAAGGTGTAGAATGGGTATGGAATAATGGTATTATCGAAGCCAGAGAAATTGAAAGAATTGAGACTGAAATTAAGAAAACTCCGAGAGCGGACCTTTATGAGGCACAAGTTCGCGAGTTCAAGAATTTCCTCTCGTTACTGAAAAACAAATAGGAGAGTCACATGACTGATCAAATTAAAGGACAGGATGTTGAGCTCGATGATGACGAGAATGTTGTTGAAGCTCACGATCCTAAAAATGCCGAAGAACAGTCTGTAGCTTCTGTAAAATCAGCTGAAGGTGCAGGTAAATCTGCAGCGAAGCGTAAGGGCGACAAATCAAACAGCGATAAAATGGCTAAAGCCACCGCTGGTGACCCAGAAAAGCATACAGAAGACTACGATTTCTCAGATGATTTAGAAGCCCTGATTTCAGAGGAAGCTACATTATCTGAAGGTTTCAAAGGTAAAGCCGCAATCATCTTCGAAGCAGCGATTAAATCAAAGCTTACAGAAGAAGTAGAGCGTCTTGAAGAAAATTATGCAACCCAACTTCAGGAAGAAGTAGAAACATTCAAGGCCGATATGGTTGAGAAGGTTGATGGCTACCTGAACTACGTAGTTGAAAATTGGATGAAAGAGAACGAAGTTGCAATCCACAATGGTCTTCGTACCGAGATTGCAGAAGAGTTTATGGACAAACTGCAGGCACTCTTCACTGAGTCCTATATTACTGTTCCAGATTCCAAGGTAGACCTAGTTGATGATCTGTCCGAGCAGAATTCTTCACTCGAAGAAAAGCTGAACGAACAGACTGAAGCAATGATCGCAATGAAAGAAGAGCTGGAAACATATAAGCGTTACGAAGTTATTCGTGAAGCAGCTCGTGGTCTTGCTGAAACAGAAGTTGAAAAGCTGGTTAAGCTTTCCGAAGATATTGATTTTGTTAGTGAAGAAGTTTTCGCTGGCAAAGTTGCAACTATCAAAGAAGCTTATTTCAAAAAAGCAGCTAAACCAACTGAATCCATCGTAGAGTCAGTCGAAGAAACAGAAACCGACGAAGTCGAACTTTCTGGTCCAATGGCTGCTTACATTCAAGCAATCAGAAAAAGCAAATAAGTAATTAGGAGATCCATAAAAATGGAAACTTATGATCGTTTAACCCAAAAATGGGCACCAGTCCTAAACGAAGGCACTGACATTAAAGACGCACACCGCCGTGCGGTTACCGCTGTTATGCTCGAAAACCAGGAAAAGGCTTTCGCAGAACATGCAGCTCAGCAGAACTTCCTTTCAGAAGCAGCACCTGCAAACAACACTTCAGTAGCAGCTAACTGGAACCCAGTTCTTATCTCACTCGTTCGCCGTGCAATGCCTAACATGATGGCATACGACGTTGCTGGTGTTCAGCCAATGACTGGTCCAACTGGCCTCATCTTCGCTATGAAGTCACGTTATAAGACAACCAAAGCTGGTGTTTCAAATGGTGACGAAGCACTCTTCAATGAAGCAGCTGTTGGTTACTCAGGCGATTCTGCAACAACTGGTAACGGTACTTCAGGTCCTTCTGGCCTCTATGGTATTGACTCTGCATCTCAGGACTCAAACCTTGATGACCAGCGTACTGGTCCTTATAAGGGTGATGCCTACACCACTGCAGAAGCAGAAGCTCTTGGTGACGGCGTTGGCGAAACATTTGCTGAAATGGGTTTCACCATTGAAAAAGCAACTGTTACTGCAAAGTCACGTGCACTCAAGGCAGAATACACTCTTGAACTCGCACAGGACCTGAAGGCAATTCACGGTCTTGACGCAGAGACAGAGCTTGCAAACATTCTGTCAACTGAAATCCTTGCAGAAATCAACCGTGAAGTTATCCGCACAATCAACTCCCAAGCTAAGGGTGGTGCGGCTACTGCAAACACTGCAATCAACGGTATCTTCAACCTCGCAACCGACGCAGATGGCCGTTGGTCAGTAGAGAAGATCAAGGGTCTCATCCTTCAGATGGAGCGTGAAGCAAACGTTATCGCAAAAGAAACACGTCGCGGTAAGGGTAACTTCGCAATCGTTTCTTCTGACGTTGCATCTGCTCTTGCAGCTTCCGGCATGCTTGACTATGCTCCAGCTATGTCAACTGCACTTAATGTTGACGACACAGGCAACACATTTGCTGGTGTTCTTAACGGCCGTATGAAGATCTATATCGACCCATATGCTGTTGCAGACTATGTCAACGTTGGTTATAAGGGCACAAACCCATATGACGCAGGCGTATTCTACTGCCCATACGTTCCATTAACAATGGTTCGTGCGGTTGCTGAAGAATCCTTCCAGCCAAAAATTGGCTTCAAGACTCGCTACGGCATGGCTTCAAACCCATTCGTTGGTGCAGCTCCTGCTGATGGTCTTGCAACTGCAAAAACCAACCAGTATTATCGC